TATACTTCACCAGTCGCATAAATTTGACCGCTTTTATCCGCAGCCATAGAAAGCTGTTCCCTGAATTTAAAACCTGTATCATAGGTTATATTCATAGATCTAGCTAAACTAGCAGCGTCTGTATCAAACTGTTTAAAAGAGGTAGCTATTAACCCAAAAACTTTTAATGCTGCTGCGTCAGTAATAGCACCTATAGATTTATCTAATCCAGCTGCTATTATCTTTAATCTATTATCAGTCTCTAATGCTTTTTTATTCATAGCTGTTAAAGCTTCTTCTGCTTTAACAAACTGCCCTACAAACGGTATTTTAGTTATACCTTTAAGAAGATCAGATGTTCTACCTACCCTTATTTCTATTAATCTAGCTAAAGCTGCTTGATTTTCTAACTCTTTTACTTCCTGTTTGGCAAGATTTACTGATTCTTTTATAGCATCGTTTACTTCTCTTGATAAATTTAAATTAGCTTGAGTAATTCTATTTAATGCAGCACTTACGTTATCTTGTCGTTTTTTAGCTGTAAAAATCTGATTTTCAATCTCTGAAAGTTTAGCAGCACCAGATCTTAATTTATTCTGATTATCTAGAATTTTATCTGCAAACCTAGCTGTTTCCTTAGTAAGGTTTACTATGTCATTCGTAACCAATTTAAATCTTTCTGGATCGAAAGATTCCTGAATAGCATCAGATAAGCCGGCTTTTAAGACGCCAGCTAATGACATCATCTGTGCTCTTAATTCCGGGGTATCTAAATTTATATCTAAATTTTGCTTTGCCATTCAATAATACTATATGTTATAAATAGAAAAAGCGCCTACTTTTTAGGCGCCTTCACACTGTATGTTGCTTCTTTACCTATATTCTTCATAATATCGGGTCTACTAACAGTTCTGTTAGGATTTTCCTCATTAATCATCATATTCTCTTTTTCAGCAGAAATGGAATCGTAATGCTCTTTTAGCTTATTGAATGTAAACTTTCTAAGCCAGATTGGCATGCTATAAATAGCAGCATAATCATATCCTCCGTTACTATGAAAGAGTATTTCATGTATTTCTGTAAATAGAGCGAATCTATCACTAGAGCTCAGGCCAAAAAAAGTTTAGAGTTAAAGGTATATCTATACCCTCCTCTGTATAGCCATCTGATACGTAATCAAATTTTAATTGAACTCCTGGTGCTGTATCTTTTATATGCTTTCTTAATTCTCTTGATGCCCTAGCCAGTAGATGATTATCTACGAAATCTCTAATAGTGGCCGCAGTTCTATCACCGTTTACTGATGTAATGATAAATTTTAATCTAGTAGTAATATCAAAAGAACCAGAAGGGCTTATTTTTTGTAGTCCCAGTATTTCTTTCTCTACTGATTTTTCATCTGCTACAGTAAGAAATTTATATGTTACTTTTGTATTGATACTAGGAATAGTAAACTGTAATTCGTTACTACCTTCGTTAAGTAACTGCTCTTTTTCTAGTAACTTATCTTTTACTGTAGATAAATCAACTGTAATAGTTTCTTCTTTACCGGTAGAAGGGCTAGTAAATTTAAAAGAGTAATCTTTACCGTAGCCTAATATTCTAGCTGCTACTAAAAGAGCATCTCTATCTTCTACGATTAATTCTTCGATGTTTACCTTAGAAACTACTAAAGATTGAAGTAATTTGTCTAAAACTGTATTAGCTCTAATGTAGTTAGCATTAGTTAAGATATCCTCTTCTTTGGCTGTCATATACTTGATTTCTACTTCGCCAGAAGATAATGGATTGTCTTTGCTATAAACTAAACCTTGTGATGGTAATTTTACTGTTTCCGTAGGGAAAGAGAACTTTGATTCTTGTGTCATAACGTGTTAAAACTGTTTGTATATATAAATATGTAAAAAACAAAAAATCCCTCGAGATTTCAAGGGATTCTAAGTTAAAATTATATTCTATTAGAAGTTTAAAATTGCATAATCCATTGCTATCGTTAAATCGATAGAGATGTACTGATCATTCGACCAATCATACTCACCGAAGTTAGCCGATTTTACATACGCTCCTTTGATAATCCACTCACCTACAATATCACCTACTGGTCCTAATGTATTCAAAGTAATATCTTTTTTGTAAAAGTCTGAGTATCCATCACGTCCTGTTACAGACTCGTGTCCTAGACGAACCCATTCCATTACTGCTTGGGCTCCAGAAGGAGTAACCGGATCATATAAAGCTAATGACATATCTTGCCATTCTCCTTTTCCTTTCAACTTTCTATAGATGTTGATATGATCTAACTTTACATCAGTAAATTGAATTTGCGGTGAAGCAGCTTTCTTTATGATATATGAAGGAATTCCATCAATATACATTATGAATCTGTTTTGAACTTTTGGTTCAAAAGCAGTGAAAAATATCTCATTTGGATCGAGAACGCTCATCGTCTTCTTTTATTTTAATTTTTTACAATTATTTCCGTGAAACCTTTTAAAAGCACTTGCGCCTTGTATTTCTCTATCGCAATGTTCACATTTAAAAATTTTATAACGCCGAATATGTCTGTAAACTACAATTAAGCGATTTTAAATAAATATCGTAGTTACTACTTTTTCTTAATTCTTATAACTTTTTTAACTCCTTCTTTTAAACTAGTTGTTATGTTACTATCCTCAGGAGCCTTATTATTTAATGCTGCTTTAAATGCAGCTAGTAATGTTGTCTTTGGCATATTTTGTAACCCGAAATAAGAAGTAATTGTTTCCAATGCACCGTCTAATTCATTTGCTGAACCAATCTTTCCTAAATATTGTTTAATAGTAGGATTTTTATCTATTGCTTTCTGAAGGTTTGTCTCATCGCCAGTATTCTGTAAAGTTACTGGTGACTGGTCTGTAGCTTCTTCAAGCATTCCTTTTAATTGATTTTTAAGCATTTCTTTTAAAACACCTTTGCTATCAATCTTGCTATTTCCTTTTTTATATAATTCGAAAAGAGCCTTCGGAATTTTTACTTTTATATTAGATTGGTTTTTCATTTTTCTTTTCTTTTATTCTTATTGACCAAATGTAGCACCTGTTGGTGTAATATTGAAGTCAATTAAGATATACTCAGATGTCTTAGTTGGCTGTAAATAAATTGCACCTACTAATTGGTTTCTGTCGATTACATCAGGTGTATTGTTAGTATCATCCATTACTACTTTAAATGCATACAATCCTTGTTTTTGTTGTACGTACTGTAAGTATGGATTAACTTGGTTCAAGAAGTTATTTCTTGTTGCTTGAGTATTCGGTTCAAATAATAAAGTCTGAGAGATTTGATTAATTTGAGTCTTAAGAGCGATTAACAATCTACGTACATTTACTCTGTCTAGAGCAGATGGTTTAGATTGTAATGTCTTTTGACCATAAATTACTGATCCTTGACCAGGGAATAAAGCGATTGGATTTACTTTAGATTGGTATAAAGTATCTCTTTGTGCTGAAGATAATCTACGTTCTGGTTGAATTACTGTTGGTAAACCACCTCTGTTAAGACCAGCTGGTGCAAACCATTCTTGTCCTACTCTATCGTTATATTCGTATGCTGCAGGTATTACTGTAGATGCTGGGCAGAAGAATAGTTTTCCTGTCTCAGAAGAACGTAATTGAACCCAAGGCCAATATGTTGCTGCATAACTATTATCTATTGATGTAGATTGTCCAGTTGCAGAATTAATCGTCTGTCCATAAGCAACAGTATCTATTACTGCTATTGCGTCTCCTCTATTAGAAGCTAACGATATTAATGAGTTAACTGTAGAAGGAGCATTTTGTAAAGTAATACCAGGTGCAAAAATTACTTTAAATGAATAAGCATCTTTATTAGCTAACAAACTAATAGCTACATTGTAATCAGCAGCCGCTACTCCTTGTATATCGTTACCTGTCGTAGATGGAATTCTATCGTATAATTTTATAGAAGCACTTACTGTTCCAGTAGCTCCACCAAAACATCCGTTATTTGAACCAGAACCTATTGTAGGAATAGAAGCTGTATAAGCTGCTACTGCTACCTGTCCTTGGGTATTTAAATAATTAGGTGTTGGTAAATTAACACTCTTTACATGAATATATCTACTGTTGTTATTATATGAACCGCTAGTAGCTAAGTAGTAATTTCCTGATTCATCTACTGTAGGTACAGTGAATTGATTACCTAAAACGTATTCTACGTAGTTATTTGAATTAGGGTCTAAAGACAATCCAGCCCAAGTTTCTAATACAGTTTTATTAGCCGAGTAATCGTCACCTCGTCTTACAATTATAGAAAATTGTCCGGATCCAGTGTCGGCAGCTGTTACTTCCCATCTTACATTAGTAATTGAACCACTTACCAAAGAACCAGATACTACACCTAAAGAAGCGCTGAAATCGTTATTCATTGATAACCCTTCAGAATTAGTCTCTAACGTTAATGCTGTTCCTGCTGTAGCTCCTAAAGAAGCAGTAGCAAAGTTATAAGAACCAGAAGCTACTCTAGTTACTAATAATGACTCTCCTCCTTGTTGGAAGTAGCTAAATGCAGCCATTGAAGTCAAATATTCGAAACTAGCACCACCGCTAGTAAATAAAGCACCAAATTTAGATTTATAATCTGAATAAGAAGTTACTAATGTAGGTTCGTTTACTACACCAATAACTGTTGGGCCAACGATTGCTGCCCCTACTGTAATAGGTCCTTGAGTAATTTGGGATGTATCATTCTCATTTAAGAATACCCCAGGGGATATTAAAGTTTCTGCCATGTCTAATTGAATTGTCTTATTATAAATATACTATAATATGGCAAAACCGATTACTGAGGTACTATTATTCCTGTCTCCAAGTCTACAGATGTACCACCGTATTTTTCTATAAGGCTGTCTGAAAATTCCTTCTCAGATTTACTTAACGTTTTTATATGTTGTTCGGCAATTTTAATCTCATTTTCAATTGACTTTAATTGCTTTTCAACCATATACTTTTGAAGATGTACTTGCCCTAAATCATATACTGATTTAGTAAAGTTTATTTCGAAAGTTTTTAATTGTTCTAATTCTTCTGGCGTAACTTTAGTTTCTGTAGACATTCTATGCTGTTAGATTTTGATTTGACTCATTTAATTCGATTGCTTTGTATAAGCGACCAGTCTCGTCAGCAGCTTGTAATTCTGCTGCTTTAGCTTCTGCTTCTTCATACGTAGCATATTCGTAAATAGGATCTTCAGGTGTCAATCTAGCCACCCAAATATTATCAACTCCAGGAATAAATTCCATTACTACGATGTACTGCATAATATTTTTATTTATAAATATAATTACTCTGCTGTAACCTCAGCAGACGGTTCTTCTATTGGGGTAATAACTAAGTACTTATAGACTAAAGGATAGTTATCGGTAGTATTAACGTCTTTTAAGTCTTCTAACTTAATTTCCTTAATAGAGACTTCTTTTTCGTTAGAAACTAAGAATTCGTTATATTCATTCATAAACTTTATATACTCTTCAGTGTAGTACATAGGTTCTGTAGAATCTTCCGGGTTTTTCTTAGGTTGTGCAACAGGAATAAATAATTCTCCATTCTCATTCTCCTTGCCGTATTGTTTGATTAACTCTTGACGAACAGCCTCAATAGACTTCTCTTCTTCAGCTAGAGTATTAACTAAACTGTCTAACCAGTACTTTACTGTTGTAATAGGTAGTTTTTGGGCTAGTAAGCCTTCTAAACGTACTTCACCTGTTTCTTGATTTTTAGCTCCTTGAAGTTCGGCTTTTAAATCTAAAATTTCAAATAATTTTAACGATATTTTTTTCATAATAATCTTTATAACTTTGTTTACATATAAATATATAAAATTTTACTAAAACAATCCAAGGTACTTATATTTTTATTAATAAGCAGGGCTAACATTATTTATCCCTAAACGACTATTTGCTAAATCAGCCGTTAGTATATTGGTTAAACTATATTGATTGGATATTTTTGTCATCTTATTTTGCTTTTAATGGTTCTACTATTACTTTACCTTGTTCATCTGTCCATTCTGTATCCATCATATGTTTATCTTTTCTTTCTCCTATTACCATCCACGATATCTCATCTGTTGAATTTTGATTCTGACTTTCTATATAAATAATATTACCTATTACTTTTCCTTTTACTAAATCCCATCCATTCTCATTGGTGGTAAAACATTGAACTTCTCTACATAATGCTTCAAAAGTTCCTTCTGTCATTGTTGACACCTCATCAATATTAGCTTGAGCCTTACCATTAACAAGAGTTAACTTGCCTCTATAAATTAAGTCTGCTTGAGGACCTTCAATAAATGAGTGAACTAATTGATGTGTATCAGGTTTTAATGGATGGTCTATTCTAAATGAACCTGAACCTTTAGATAATGAGCCTGCAACTACAACATTGCCAGCTGAAGTAACTCTTAATGCATTAGTTCCTGACATATAATTATATGCATTTAAACTATCATCATTATTTAGTACCCATTGATATTTTGCAGTACCAGCTCTTTTTAATATAAATCCAGTTTGACTTGAACTACCACCATTCATTTCGATAAAACAACTAGCAGATGAATTAATATTTACTAATTCAGGTGTAGTTGCAGTGCCAATTCCAATGTTACCAGTAGAGCCAATAACAAAATCACTTTGTACTCCAGTACTTGTTCCTCTTCCTAAAACAACATTATTTGAGTAAGCATTTATTCCTCCTAAAGTTGTTCCACCATCTCCACTAAATTGAAGAGGGGCATATGTTCCACTTACAATAAATCTTGAACCTACTTCACTACCTCCAACAAGATGTAATTTATAACTTGGCGAACTCGTTCCAATACCTACGTTGCCAGCAGAGGTAATCGTTAAAGGAGTAGTCCAAGTTATTGCATTACCAGCGGTTCCAGTTATCGCCGATTTAAAACTTAATGCTCCCGCCGATAATTGTAATTGCGAAGCAGTATTAGAACCTATATATTTCCATCCAGCATTATAATAAGCATTTACTGATAATGCAGTTTCATATCCTCCATATTCATAAATACTTGCCGATTTTACTTGCAATACATTTTCTGTACCTCCTGCCCAAGCACTTGGAGTACTAGCTATTCCAACATTACTCGAAAACGTGGCTGCTCCTGTCACCCTCGCAGTACCTGTCACATCTAATTTATATCCTGCCCCCGTAGTAGTTCCTCCTAAAAGAAGGTTACCGTAAATTGCGGTGTCTGTTGTAGAACTATTACCAAGTACAGTAGTGTTAGAGCCAAGACCTGTAGCATCGTATCCGATTACTATTTGATTAGTTTGGTTGTTTGCTAAAGGAGATGCTTGAAAACCAATCATTATACTATTATCTAAAATAGTAGCTCCAGTTGACTTATTAGCAATAAACCTGCCTGCACTTCTTCCTATGAAAATATTATATGCACCTGTAGTATTACTAAATCCTGCTACTGAACCTAAATAAGAATTATAATTTCCTGTTGTATTAGCAGCCCCTGTATTTGAGCCTAAAAAGACATTATCAGAACCTGATGTATTATTACCGCCGGCACTATATCCAAAAAATACATTACTTGCACCTACAGAATTTGAATATCCAGAATAATACCCAACAAAGGAATTAAAATTTCCTACTGTAGTACTGTATCCAGAGCCTAGACCTATACTCGTATTAGCAGTTCCTGTAACGTTTGTATAGCCAGCATCTTTCCCAATAAATGTATTACTGGTTCCTGTTGTATTTGCTTGTCCTGCTTCAGATCCAACAACTGTATTAAAACTACCAGAACTATTTACTAACGCTCGATAACCAATAGCTGTATTGTTATTAGTTGTTGCATTATTAAGTGAAGCAGAAGCACCAAATGCTGTATTATAATTACCTGTAGTATTATTTAGCATTGCTCGAAACCCTACAGCTGTATTATTAACTATATCACCACCTCCTCTACCTAGATTTACATCATCTACAGCTAAACTACCAGTTATAGCTACTGAACCGGTAAATAAATGAGTATCCGTTAACAAAGAGCCAAACCTAGTAGAGCCTGTGACAAAATCGATTGATGATGTAATAGTCTGTACCACCAAGGTCTGTGCCGTAAGCGTTCCTTGCACTACCTGTGCACCAGTAAAGGTGTTTGAGCCTGTAGTAGCGTAACTACCTGTTTGAGCTATAAGAGCATCTACTTTGCTATTAGAAGATGCTGTATAAGCATTAAGGTTAGCTGTAGTAGCAACTCCAACACCGTTTAAGTTTAAAGAACCGGTAACAGATATGTTTTGGTGTTTCATTGTAAATTTTTATTGTCTTATTATTTATTTTCTAATAGGGTTACTTTGGCTGAAAGTTCTTTTATAGCCTCTATTAATACAGGAATAATTTGATTATAAGAAACTCCTTTAATCCCATCAGTACAAGTACTAACGGCATACGGAAGTATTTTTTCAACCTCTTGAGCAATTACTCCATATTGATATTCATCATCTGCTTTCCACTGGTAAGAATAACCATTTAATTCCATTAATTTATCAATAGGATTATCAATGATTTGAAGGTTTTTCTTCAATCTTAAATCTGAGTTAGCAGTTATATTTCCCGTTGCATAAATAGCACCCGACACATAAAGCCTATATCCTCCATCGGTCAAAGTTCCCATTGAATTATTACCGTTTGTGTGAAGACATATTTGTCCATCAGTGCTACTTGCTCTTAATTCAAATTTAGTATAAGTAGATAATGCCTCATTAATACCAACAAGAGAATAATATGAAGTATTGCCAGTTGTACCAAACATTCCAATGCTTGAATTACCAAAGAAAACATTACCACTAACTTGTAATTTAGTGCCAGTTGAATTACTTGTTGTTGTATTTATTAATACATTTCCATTAAAGGTAATAGCATTTGTAGATTTAATAATCTTCATTGCCATTGTACCATTACTATTGTATAACTCAAAGTTATTATCCTCTGAAGCTGCACCATTACCTAAATACCATTGACTAACTCCACTTTGTTGAAATTCTATACTTGCTCCTTTATTTACTACACCATTTAAAAGTAATTTTACATTAGTTGCTGCAACTGCGCTACCAATTATTACGTTGCCAGCAGCAGTAATGCGCATTTTTTCATTCCCATTAGTACCAAATCGCAAATTACCATTCATATTATTTCTAATGAATGTATCGGTAGCACTATCTCCTCCAACAAATAATTCTAAATTACCAGTTGTATTTCTAAGTTGAATACCAGCATAAGCAGAACTACCTCCGACTGAAATACCAACCGTTGTAGCAACACCAAAATTAAGATTTGTTGTAGCGCCAATCCCAATGCTTGTTCCATCATCATAAATTGCACTATTCCCTATCGTACCACTTGCTGTAAACTTAGGCACATAGTTAGCAGTACCGCTTCCTACTACGGCAGTAGTTCCGTTTATAGCTAAGCTACCTGTTATACCTACGCTTCCGGTAAGCTCTTGTACATTACTCAATGAAGAACCGATCTTATTACTACCGGTAGTAAATAAGACAGAAGACGTTACTGTCTGTACTATAAGGGTTTGTGCTGTAATAGAACCTAAAACCGTAGCATTATTACGTACATATAATGTATCTGCCGTGCAGTCATGGCATTAGAGCCAGTCAATGCATTTAATCCATAGCTAGAAGAAACGGCTGTTGTTGCAAAAGAAGCAGTACCGCTTAAAGTAGTAGTACCTAATGTTAACGTTGTAACAGAAGAGAAATCTAAAGCAGATCCAGAGAACGACATAGCTCCTGCATTAGAGGCAGATATCTGTGCTACTACCGTTCCGCTATTATTTTTAAATCGAAATTGTCCTGCCATTTATTATTTATTTTTTAATATTTCTATTTCTTCTTGCTGTAAATCTATCTTTGCTGAAAGCTCTTGGATGGCTTTGGTTAATATTGGGACTAATTTAGAATAGTCTACTGCTTGTGGTTTAATAGTAGTATCCTCATTTATTGCGTCTTTTTCCCCAAATACCATATATGGTAATAATTCTTGTAGTTCGTGTGCTTTAACTCCGTATGCCCTTGTATTATCAATAGACCAAGCATAATTATAAGTCTTAATTGCATTAATTAAACTTAATCCATTATAATCTTTAAAATCAGTTTTAAGTCTGTAATCTGAAGATGTATTGAAAGCAGTTGCTGATGTAGTTACTGTAATTGAACCAACATCTACATTGTTTCTTCTTATTCCCATAAATAAACCATCAGTAGTAGTTCTATTCCCATAAAACACATAACCTGTTCCTTCTACCTGAATACTACTACCTGCTAATGTTGTCCCACTTGTGTTAGTTAAACCAGCATCTGTTCTACCTATCAATAGACTCCCCATTCTCATAGACATAACATCGTAAATATTAGCCCCGACTTTCTGAGCAAATGTCCAAGTAATACCACCTGCCCCAGCATCTGTTGGATAGACATTCATATAATAAGAGGCTGGGCTAACTTTAGTTGTTAATTTTAATGCATCCCCACTGTAATTATCTGGTGAAGCTGCTGTAATACTACTTGCATACGTGGCGGCACCAGTAGAATTAACTGCAAATTTAGATGTCGTAGTTCCTCCATACCAAGTCAAACTTGGAGTTCCACCAGTATTATAATTTATATCAAAATTATATGAAGCATCACCTCCTAATTTTGTATTAGTTAAATAAATATTATTTCCAGCCAAAACGGTTATGGGTCCATTAACAGTTAAAGTTGTAGTAGGAGAACTCGTCCCAATCCCTACGCTGCCAGCAGAGGTGATTCGTACTGCATTCGTAATAGTTCCTGCTCTAAGAGTACGAATGTTTAAATATCCATTAGTTGCACTTTCATATTCTCCTGATATAGCAGCATACCTAGTTGTTCCACTGCCAAAATCTATTTGCCCGCCATTTGTTGAGCCTGAACCATAAACTTCAATACCAGCATATCCAGAACCTCCAGATGGTGCTAATATTGTTAATGCCCTACTGTAAAGACCTAGGTTTAAAATTGTTGTTCCAATACCAACATTTGTCCCATCATCATAAATCAAACTATTTCCTATCGTATTACTTGCAGTAAACTTAGGCACATAGTTTGCTGTACCACTACCTACTACAGCAGTAGTCCCGTTTATAGCTAAACTACCAGTTATACCAACGCTACCTGTTAACTGTTGTACGTTACTCAAAGAAGAGCCAATGATATTGCTCCCAGTAGTAAATAAGACAGAAGATGTTATAGTCTGTATTATTAAAGTCTGTGCAGTTATATTACCTGTAGCTGTAATGCTGCCGGATATAATTTGAGAACCAGAAAAGTAATTAGAGCCAGTTAAAGCATAGGAACCTGTCTTCTGTACTAGATTATTGACACTTGAAGTAGTGGCATACGTAGACAAGTCTTGTAATGAAGTTCCATTATAATTTAAACTACCTGTAATTAAAGGAGCATCTATTCTCATTAGTTATTTATTTTGCTTTCTAAATCTTTTACTTTTGCAGATAACTCTTTAACTGCGTTAACTAGTAATGCTGTTACTTTTGAATAGTCTAACACCATTATTTCTTCTTGGTTAAATTCTCTATACGAGATTAACTCAGGTTGTACTGCGTATACTTCTTGGGCTACTAATCCAATTTGTTTAGTTTTATCCCCGCTATATTCTGTAATCCAATCAAAGGTATATCCGTTTAATAATTCTATTTTATCTAAAGCTCCTTCTACTATTTCCAGATTAGTCTTTAATCGTAAATCAGATGTAGTATTAAAGTTATTAGCATCTACATCCCCGGAGAAGATACCTGAACCTGTTACGTTCATGCTTCCGGAGAATGAATAGTAACCGTTAGATCTATCTACAAATAACGAAGTAGTTCTAGCCCCTCCTTTAGAGATAATTGCATTACCTGATGTAGGTGTAACAAACGTAACTGTTAAAGTATTTACATCAGTAGCTGTTACTACTTGAGGTATCATTAACTGGTCGTTATTATCGTAGATATCTACGTTTACGTACTTGTAATTTAATCCGTGATTAATTACCCAAGAACCAGTAGCACTTGTTTGCGTAAATAAAAATCTATCTGCTTGTCCGGTAGAAATACCTCCTACAGAGACGTTAGCGTATCCGGCCTGTGCTACTGTAAAACGAACGCTAGTAGTATTGTTATCTACGCTGATAATCTCATCAGGTTGAATAACGTACCCTGTACTATCGTAAATTGTAACGTTTGGATAGTTATATTCTAAATTATGATTTACTGACCAAGTATTAGCTGCAGAAGTCTGGCTATGTAGATACCTACTGTTATCTATATTAGCATTAGCAAAATCTACTGTACCAGATACAATAAATGTACCAGATACTAGAAGGCTACCAGTTATAACACCGGAACCAGAGAATGGAAAACCAGATCCGGCACCGCTACCAGAAATATATGATGCTGTAAATGCATACGATGCTGTCTGTGCGTTTAGTACATACGATGCTGTATATGAATTAGCAGCTTGTGATGCCGATATTGCATTCTGTACATATGAAGCAGTTAAAGCGTTAACAACATAGCTTGCTGTTTGAGCATTTGCTACATAAGACGCTGTCACTGCGAATGACGCACTCTGCGCATTTAAAACGTAAGATGCAGTAGGTACACTAGTTATCGGAGCCCATGAAGCAGAGTACGGAGACGCACTTCCTACAGTAAGGACATAGCCGGCGTAAGAAGCCGATATCGTTGGCAAGTCACCTCCTATGGTTGCTAAAGCATATCCAGAAGAGGCCGAGTCAAATAGTATAGTAGCAGATGCTGTTGTAGCTAAGATAATCGAAGTAGGTATTACCATTTCGAAGTTATCGTCAAAAGCCTGTACCATTACGTACCTATCACCTAATGCATGATCAAAAGACCAGGTATTGGCTGTACTAAAGTACTGTCTTGCCGTTCTACCAGTTACTGTAGTAGGTGATCCAATATTTGCTATCGCATATCCAGCTACGGCTGAACCGAAAGTTAATGTTAACGTATTAACATCGGTAGCAGTAATCGATTGGGGTACTATTACTTCATTCGATGCGTTGTATACAGTTACGTTTGGATAACGATAATTTAACAGGTGATTAAATGTCCAAGTAGCAGATGGAGAAGATTGGGTAAATAATTTACCTCCTGCTACTATTCCTGTAATGCCAGATCCGTCTCCAAAAAATGATCCTGTTATACCGCTTCCAGATACATTTAAACTACCAGTAATAACAGCTGAACCGCTAAAAGGAAAACCTACACCACCTCCTCCTCCGCCGTTTAGAGCAAAAGAAGCTGTTAAAGCATAGGAAGAAGATACTGCGTTGGCTACGAATGATGCTGTTAAGGCATTTACTACGTAAGATGCTGTATAAGAATTAGCTGCTTGTGATGCCGATATTGCATTTGTTACATATGATGCTGTTAAGGCATTCACTACGTAAGAAGCAGTTAAGGCATTTACTACGTAAGAAGCTGTTCTAGCCGTATCTACGTAGCTGGCAGATTGGGCTAATGCTACAAAGGATGCAGTATATGCATTAGCTGCTTGAGATGCTGAAATTGCATTTACTACGTAAGAAGCAGTTAAAGCGTTTACTACGTAAGATGCTGTTAAAGCAAAAGAAGCAGTAGCCACAGACATCGATGATGTTTGATTAGCCGTTATTACGTTAAACCCATTTAACTGTAAAGAACCAGTTATACCAGTAGATCCAGTTATTGCTTGGGTATCTGTTAATTGACTACCTAGTCTATTAGAACCGCTTGAAAAAACGATTGAGGATGTAATTGTCTGTACTACAAGTGTCTGTGCCGTTAATGTACCCCTTACTGTAAAGTTATCTGCCGTAGATGCTGTAGCTGCTAAAGAAGCAGATAAGGAATTTACTACGTAAGAAGCAGTCTGTGCATTAGCTACATAAGAAGCAGTAGTTGCTGTACCTAAAAGGGAGCCTGTAAATCCTAAAGTCGAAGTAACAGAGCCAGAAAAAATAGAAGAGCCAGTTACGCCTAACGATCCTGTAAATTGATGAGTATCTGTTAATAAAGTACCTACTTTTAAAGTTCCATCCAATCTAGTCGAACCAGATACATAAAATTTAGAAGGTATTGTGTAAATATTTGGGTAGTTAATTGCAACATTACCTGTAAAGGCTACGTTAGTTCCATTAGCAATTTGAAAAGCTCCACCCGTGGCATCCGAACCTAAGTTAAATACTTGTCCATTATTTGCAGCATTAGTAAATGCAAAACCACCACCAGGTCTTGATTGCATATAAAAACCTGGACTACTTCCACTAACGAATAATGCTAATTCAGAATAATTTTTTGAATTTATAGTAAGTCTTCTAATATCAGGTGATGTCGGACCAATATCTTCGCCAAAAATTATACTACCAGTACTAGTTTGGCGTAATATACTTTGACCTAAAACAGACCCCGATTTAAAGGGAAAGTACGTGTCTGATATATTTGATGGATTAATAGTACCATTTACGTCTAAAGATCCAGTTATGCCTACTGAGCCTGTAAACTGATGTGTGTTGGTTAATAATGAACCAAATTTAGTACTACCTGTTACAAAGTCTACTGAAGATGTAATGGTCTGTACTACTATCGTTTGTGCAGTTAATGTACCTCTTACTGTAAAATTATCTGCTGTAGATGCTGTTGCTGCTAAAGAAGCAGATAATGCGTTAGTAACGTAAGATGCAGTTAAGGAATTAGCTACGTAAGATGCTGTAGTTGAAAAAGAAGAAGATACTGCGTTAAGAACAAAAGACGCTGTAGTAGCTGTTCCCAATAAAGAACCGGTAATACCTTGTGTTGCAGTGATTGAACCCGTTACCGTAAGCGGTCCTTGTATTTCTAACGAACCCGTAACTACCCCAGAATCTATTATCATTGTGTATCTTCTTTACTATAAATATTTTGTACTCTACTAAGTATACTTTTTATTGCTAAGTATTACTATTCATTAATATCCGTCTCTTAATTTAGTTGCTGTTACTGCTGCTGGACCTCTTGCTCCACCCCATCCAATATTAACTGTATATCCTGAAAGAGTTATTCCTCCATTATTATTATTTGGACCTGGGTTATTATAAATTGCAGATATTGCATCTGAGCCTCCACCATAACCACTAAGATGCATATAATACCACATAACACTATACGTTTCATTTATACCACCCCCACCTCTCATCATATATGCATTTATTAAATATATTCCAGGGTCTAATGCAGCTAAATTATATGATATAGTAGCACCAGCATAAGGTGTAGATGCACAAATTATTCCAAATTCTCCTTCAAATATAGAAGCATACATACCTCCAGTTGCTCTAACACCTCCATTTACATAAACTTTTTCTCCTTGGTCTGTTGTAGTTCCTACAAGTAAATTCCCCCCACTTGTAATTCGCATACGTTCTCCAACAGAACTTCTTACAAACGTTAAATCTGTACTACTTCCACCATTAATCTCCCATCTATCTTCAGATGTTAAATTACTGCTAAAAAATAATCCTGTAGTTAAAGCTACTCTTCCTGTTACGTTTAATGTTCCTACAGTTCCATTAGTATTCCCAATCCCTACGTTGCCAGCAGAAGTAATTCGCATACGTTCAGTACCGTTTATAAGAGTTACTAAAGGATACGCACCTGATGAGTATATAAATCTACCATAAGCAGTTCCTGTAAAGTTAGCTCCTGCAGAATCATCAATACCAACATACATTGTGCCAGACGTATTAGTATACTGTGAGGTAACAAAATTTGTTGTTCCGCCGATATTAATACGAGCATTAGAAGTACCGGTAGAGTATGCATCAATCACATAGAGTGGAGAACTCGTTCCTATTCCTACAATACCACTAGAACTAACGAATAGACCATTAGGGTTTACCCTCAGGCTACCGCTAATAATATGATTATCAGTCAATGCGTTCCCTATGTTTACTCCGCCTGCGGTAACTTGGAACTCTGTTCCGTTAGTAAATACTGCTAAAGAGCCTGTTATCCCAACGCTACCAGTTAACTCTTGAGTATTGCTTAAAGAACTACCGATCTTATTACTCCCCGTCGTAAACAAGACAGAAGACGTTACCGTCTGTACTATTAAGGTTTGTGCCGTAATAGAACCTAATGCTGTTACGTTATTACGTACATACAAAGTATCTGCCGATGAGGCAGTCAAAGCATTAGAAGAAGATAAAGCATTTAGTCCGTAAGATGCTGTTGTAGCAGCTAAGGCATAACTAGAAGACGTACTGGCCAAGGCATAACTAGAAGACGTACTAGCCAAGGCATAACTTGCCGATGTACTGGCCAAAGCATAACTAGAAGACGTACTGGCCAAGGCATAACTAGAAGACGTAGCCGTAGCAGAATAACTAGAAGAAACAGCTGTAGTTGCAAAACTAGCTGTACCTGTTAATCCTCCTACCACATTTATTGAGCCAGATAAGATAGTGTTTCCTGTTACTGTTAAAGAACCAGATACGGTAGGTGAGTTTAATATCATTGTAATTTAGCTTTTAATTCGTCTATTTGTGCTTGTTGTTCTTGGATTGCTTTTACTAAAAAAGGAACTAAATGTCCTGTATCTATAGACTTAAAATCCTCTATAAGACTATCACCTAATGAATATTCTTTGTTATAAACATATTTAGGAAATACTGTTTCAAATTCTTGAGCAATAAATCCAATGTTATTTAATTTTATACTATCGTCCCAATTATTTTTTTCTGCAAATTCTTGTTTATAATTAAAAGAGACTGGATTTAAGGATGTTATCACATCTAAAGCGTTTGAAATAGTATTAATATTTTCTTTTACTCTAATATCTGATGTTTGCTGCCAAGTAGTAGTATTATTATAATTAAACACACTACCAGCATTATTCATAGATATAGCTTGTCTGCCACCAGCTGTGTATAAATTAAAATTATCACTATACGCTCTTATCCAATGACTACCCCAAGTTCCTTCCATTCTTAATTCTGGACCTAATCCTCCACCGTATATATGGAGTTTTTCTCCCGGTGAACTTAATCCTATCCCTACGTTGCCACCATTAGCAATATAAAAAGCATTCCCTACAGAATAAGTATTGAATGCGTAATCCAATGAAGTAGAAGTTCCATAAGCAAATATAGTTCCATCACCGCCTGCATTATTTTGGAATCTAATTATTGCTCCAGAAGATTGGGATTTTAAATTTAATGTAGCAACCCCAACAGTAGTGTTAATTCTTACAGAGCCACCACTTGTAATTGACATTTTCTCTGAATCATTCGTATAGAAATATATAGCACCATTAGCTACATTGTTTAAATAAGCATCACCACCATCTTGTTGTATATTTAATGGATTATATCCAGTTCTACCAATTTTAATACCTCCACCAGCTGCTCCTCTTATTTCTAATGTTTTATATGTAGAAATTGGGCTAATAGAAGTTACTCCGATTCCAACATTACCACTTGAACTAACAAACAACCCGTTAGGGTTAATCGTAAAACTACCACTAACGACATGATTGTCAGTCAATGCATTTCCTATATTTACTCCGCCGGCGCTTACTTGGAACTCTGTTCCATTAGTATTGACAGATAAAGAACCTGTTATCCCTACACTCCCGGTAAGCTCTTGTACGTTACTTAAGGAACTACCTAACCTGTTACTGCCGGTAGTAAACAAGACAGAAGACGTTACCGTCTGTACTACAAGGGTTTGCGCAGTAAGCGTTCCTTGTATTACTTGTGCACCGGTAAAAGTATTAGAACCTGTTGTAGCATATACCCTTTCTATATTAGTTGTTCTAGTAGAGAAAGAACCACTAGCTGCTTCTAACGTAGTTGTTCTCAATGCAACAGAAGAAGAATAATTCGATACATCACCTGCTATACCTGCTATAGAACCGGAAAATGAGCCAGTAAATGAACCAGATAAATTTGTGGTCCCTTGTGAAACTGTTGTCGTTCCTTTTAGTGTTGCTGAAAATATTTTCATTATTGTATGTTATTGCGTTGTAATATTTCTTCTAATGCTGTGTTTTTAGCGGAAAGTTCTTTTATTGCTTCAATTAGTACAGGTACTATATCTGAGTAAGCTATAGTTTTAGTTCCGAATTCATCATCGCCTGTTGTTACTACTTGAGGCAATATTTCTTCTACATCTTGAGCAATAAGTCCTAAATGATTATTGTCATCTAAATTTAGATCTGGTCTTAAAGTTTTATCCCAATTAAAGGTTATCCCATTTAATTGCTTTATTTTATCTAATCCATTTATAACAGGTGTAACATCTTTTTTAAGTCTACCGTCCGAAACGTTGTTCCAGTTAGATAAACCTGCTGCTGTACCATTAGCAAATAATCTATACCCTAAATTTGTTGATGTACCTATTAAAAAATTACCGCCACCATTTAAAGCTATAATATGGTTAGTAGAATATTCCTGTAGATACAAAATACCATTACCTGTTCTGTAAATTTGGTTTTCAGTAAAACCTATACATGAACCAGCATTTGAATTTTTACCTATTGTTGTAGGATTATTTAAATCAACACCGCCGCCGTTTATAGTCATTGCAACAGTTTGTACTTCAGCAGATAGATTAGCAAAGTTACCAGAGTCACCACCTGCTTTAGTATACGTTGATGTACCTAATGCTAATCCACCTCCGTAAACTGCTCTAATCCATCCAGAAGTTGCAGTTGAAATAGCCGAAGATGTAATTGCTTCAAAAGTTGCAGTATTACTATTATTTTGTAATGTACCAACTCTTATTCTTTGGCTACCTCCTGCTGTAGAAACTTCAAGTAAGTATGATGGAGTAGTTGATGCTCCAATCCCTATGTTACTTTGGTAAAGTACCATTGCAGTGGTTAGTACACTACTTTGTAGAGTTTTTAAATACAAAACACCGCCTGTTCCTGCATATTTTCCTCCTTGTATTTGAGCTTTAATTGTACCTATATCTGCCCTGAAATTTAGGAAAGTATCACCCCCACCATTATCTCCTGATATGTTTAAAGTAGCATTTGCAGTTGGGGAACCTATTGTAACATCATTACTAAACGTGGCGGCACCTGAAGAGGAAATGGAAAGTCTTGTAGTTGCATTTGTTTGCAAATTTAATGGTATAGCAGCTTGGGTTGCTAATACAACCGCAGAAGAATTTGCATAGATATATCCATAATCAACATTACTCCCTTTTAAATAAATTTCACTACCTGTAGTTCCGTTTATATTTAATGCAGTATAATTTGGGGAAGCACTTAATGTAGTAGTCCCAATACCAACATTACCGCTAGAACTGACAAACAAGCCATTCGCATTCACTCTTAAACTACCGCTTATTACATGATTATCGGTTAAAGCATTTCCTATATTTACTCCACCGGCACTAACTTGAAATTCAGTACCGTTAGTGTTTACAGACAAGCTACCGGTTATACCAACGCTACCAGTTAATTCTTGAACGTTAGATAAAGAAGAACCGATCTTATTGCTGCCGGTAGAAAATAAAACGCTAGAAGTAACTGTTTGTACGATTAACGTCTGTGCAGTTATATTACCGGAATACAAAGCATTAGAAGCTGTTATGTTTCCTGTTAAAGCTATTGAGCCGGTAATTATTTGATCGCTTTTAAACGAGTTAGATCCTGTAGTGGCATAGCTACCGGTTTGTACCGTAAGGCTAGTTACTCTAGTTGAGAAAGATGCACTAGCAGCTTCTAACGTAGTAGTTCTAGTAGAAAAGCTAGAAGAAGCTGAAATCAAGGTACTTCCTGTTGCTTCAATATTAGTAGTTCTAGTTGAAAAGCTAGAAGAAGCTGCAGTCAAGGTACTCCCGGTAGCTTCGTTATTAGTTACCCTAGTAGAAAAGCTAGAAGAAGCTGCAG